CGGCCATGCGGGGCCGTGCTCGCGCACCCGTGCCCGCTCGCGGTAGATGGAGGCCGGCTGGATGCCGAGCCATGCGGCGATCTGTGAGGTGTCGGCAAGCTCGTCAATCCCGGGGGCGTACTTGTCCAGCACGCCGGGGCCGTGCTCGCGGACCTCACGGATCAGGTCGTGTGCGCTGGGCAGGGTGGGCATGGCTAGATCCTCCTGTGTCGCTGCCGTTCCTCGCGCTGGGCGCAGGCGACGGCGGTGTCCTCGCGGCGGTGGTTGTGCCGGCACTTCCAGCCGGGCAGCGTGCCGTGGTAGACGCGGCCCCGTGGCCGGGAGCGCCACAGCGTGCCGCCAAGGTAGAACGGGCCGGGGAGCGGAATCCGCCATCCGAGGCGCACCGCGCTACCTCGCGTCCTCGAACAGGTCCCCGCCGGGGCGCCCCTGGGTGTCCACCGGGAACAGGGCGCCCTGCGTCCCTGCGGGCGTGCCCGTGGCGAACTGGCCGGGGGTCATCGTGAGCCACGGCGGGGGCGCCTGCGGCTGCTGCGGGCCGCTCTGCTGCTTGCTGGTCATCTTCGGTTCCTTCCTCGGTCATATTGTCGCACTCAACCGGGGCGTTGTCGCGCCCGGTCTCGTAGTCCTCCTGCTGGTCCCTCAGCGCCATGGCGCGCTGCCGGGTGTACTCCTCCACGGTGATCCGGCCCTCGCGGTAGAAGAACTCGCGGAGTTCCTCGCTCGCGTAGGCGGCCACCCGGCGCTCCACCCCGAAGAACAGCGTCCAGGGGTCGATGCCCGCGGCCCGCCCGGCGGCGTTGCACATGTTGCCGCGGGTCTCGCTTTCGGCCTGGAGGTAGAGCGCGTACTGGCCCAGTTCCCACTCGGCGCGGATCGCGGCGCGGTGGGCCCTGGCGTAGCGGCGCTGCCGCTCGCGCCGGGTCTCTGCCGGCCAGATGACCGCTGCCTCGTCCAGTTCCCCATCGGTGAGGCCCTTGAGGTCCTGGGCTAGTGTCGTGCTCATATAGACAGTATGGCATGGGCATAGTGTCGTGTCAACTTAGACAGTGTTGGGGAGTTTGCTAAGCAACGTGCAAGCAACTTGCTTACTGGGGTGCAGCCCATTGCTAGGCAGCAGCCGGTTGCACCCCAGTAGCGGACAGTGAAGAAACTCCTCCCGATCGGGAGGAGGCGTTGAGTGCGTGACCCCTACGACGGGCGTAGCGAACTGGCCGCGGCGTCGATCAGCTCGCGTGCCTGGGCGCCCGTGACGCAGGCGCCCAGCAGGCCCGCGAACAGCGTCCGGTGGTCTGAGACGCCGGGCTCGTCTGTCACCTCAACCGGCCTGCTGATTGTCTCGATGTGGACCACCGGATCGCCCCCGGCCACCTCATCGAAGATGACAAACCCGTACTGCCGCCAGGCCGGGCACGCCGCCAGCGGCAGGACGGCCACGGTTATGTTCGGCTGCTGGGTGGCCCACCGGACCCGGGCTAGCTGCTCGGCGTGCTCGTCCAGGACTACCGGGTCGCCTGCTGGCCCGAACGGCATCCGCAGGGCGGCCTCGGTGATGACGAAGCGGAACGTCTTAGCGGGGTCGGTCAGGACGTGGCGCCGTCCCTCGGTGCGGTTCGCGACCCACGAGGCCAGGTCTTCGGGCGCACCCTTGGGGCCGGACGAGATGATCCGCCGGGCGTATGCCTCGGTTTGCAGCAGCCCCGGCACCGTCATCGGCCGGAAGTTGAGCAGCAGTGCCGTCTTGGCCTCGAGAGCGGCCACTTGCGGGTTGAGGTCCGCCGAGCCCCCGCCCGCTTCCTCCCACGACTGCGGGCCAAGCTGGATCCGCTCGCCGAGGTCGAGCAGCTCCCCCCGCTTCGCGGCCGGGGCGTCCGTGGCGTCGCACCAGCGGGCTATCAGGCTGCCGGGGATGTGCTTCTGGCGGAGAGTCTCGATCTTGGAGACGGTGCCCTGCTCAATGTCGAGCAGGGCACCCAGTTTCCGGCCGGACATGCCCGCGCGGATGCGCAGCAACTTGAGCTCGCCCGCGAGCCGCCGCCGGTCCCTGTCGTCTCCAAGGATGCTCACCTGACCGCTACCGCCCTCACGAACTCGCCCAGCGGCACGGCGACGGCCAGCGCGAGCGCGATCTGGTCCCGGCACGCCCTGACCGTCGCCGCGTCCGTGGCGTGCTCATAGCTGAGGACACGCCCGTCGTCGCTGTAGCCGAACAGGATCGCCTGCTCGTGGTCGAACACGGCGCAGTCGCGGGTGAGGCCCTCCAGTTCCGGGTGCTCGCTGCGGTCAGCGATCCACACGGCCTCACCCGCCGCCACGTTCTCGGCGTAGGCGGCGAACTCGTAGGCCAGGTACCGGCTGATGGGCCGGTCCACGACATGCACCCGCCCGACCACAACCCCATCGCCCCGCAGCCGCGAGATGAGCGCGAGACTGTCCCGCTTCCCCGGGCCCGGTGGCGGCAGCGTCCCGCTCTCCCAGAACACCCGCCGGCGCTCAGCGTCGCCGGCGGGTGCGTAGGTTTGCAGCACTTCCAGCCGCCAGACTGACCGGCGGCTGGTGCGGTACAGGTCCGCTGGGGTGGTCATGCTCCCTCGGTCATCTCCCGGGCGGCGGCGAGCAGGATGGAGCGCGGGAGCATGATGCCGCGCTCGTGGCTGGGTGCGGCCAGGGCGCCTGCCGTCTCGCCGTCGAGCACAAAGCCCTGCACGATCACGTTCTCCTTGTCGCCCCGAATCCCCATCACGGTCGGGCTTGAGTTCACGTCGTCGCTCCCCGGCGTCCCGGCGATCTTGTAGAGCCTGTCACGGGTGGTCATCAGCGAGTCTCCTTGATGCGCGAGTATTCCATGTGAGTGCCAGTCTCCCGCCGTACCTCCGGGCGGTCAAGAACGTTCCTGCTGGCCACTCTCCCCCCGCTCTCCGAGATTACTTAGCGCTTTGGCCTTGACTGATTCTAAATGAGACCGCATGATTCTAAGTGAGACCCTGAACGTTCCCACTGGGAGGCATGGCGTGGCGGAAAGTAAGCGGCCCTGCCCGACCTGTGACATCCCGCAGGCCGCGGGTGCCTTCTACGCGAACTGTGCGGAGTGCAAGACCTGCAAGCGGGCTCGCTCCAAGCACAACCGCATGGTCCAGGCCCGCAAGCTCGCCGCGTTCGAGCGGCTGGTGGATGCGCTGGCCACCCGGTACGAGCCACCCGGACACCGCAGTGAGATCACCAGCGTGATCGCGTGAAGGAGGACAGCATGAGCATGACGGGCATCCTGCGCCACGGGCGCAGGCACAAGGCCGCCGCCGGGGCGCGGCCGGACCAGCGGGTGCTCGCAGGCACCCTTTGCGACATGGTCGCCGGGGCGCGGCTGGGGTTCCTGGACCTCACTCCGGGCACCGGGGACTACCGGCACGTCGCCGGCACGATCTGGTCACTGTGGGACTTCCCCCTGAGTGTCATCTGCGAGGGCTTCATTGCCGACGCCCAGCGGGAGATGCCGGAACTCAGGCTCCCGAACGGGGACTTTCACCCGGCCATCCTCGGCCACCTGACGACGGTCGTGGAGCGCGCGGTGATGTTCGGCCTCGTGGACGCCCCGTCCCGGCTGGCGCACGCCAACTGCCACGAGGTGGCCTGAGATGGACGCCTGGGCGGCGCTGACCGCGGAGCAGAAGCTAACCATTCTGGCGGCGCTCCACGATGCCAAATGGGGCCATGTCATAACCGGCTGCGGCGACTGCGACGCGGCCCAGCTAGCAGATGGCGAGGGCGGCGAGTGCAAGCGGCACGCGGGGGAGATGGACCGCGCCGAGAAGTACGACGCCCTGATGCTGGCGCTGGGAGGCCAGAACTGATGACGGACCAGGACAAGCGGCTGGCGGAGGCTACGGACGACCTCCAGCGGGCGGTAGAGCTCACCTGCTGGGCCGCCCTGCACAACCGCAAGCCCACTGAGGGCGTCGAGGACTTCGGCCGCATCTCGCTGGCCGACGTGTTCGGGAGCGAGCTTGACGGCTTCTACAGGCTCTGGGACAAGGCCGTGGGTGCCCCTCCGGACGATGACCAGATGGCCGCCATCATCGACATGGTTGACGGCGCGTTCTGGTACGGCCTGACCCACGCCCACACGAGGGTCACAGGGGAGGCGGGCCTTTCCCGCCGGCTGTTCCCCGCGATGGTGGGGGAGTCGGGCCTGTGAGATCCATGTTCGAGCCGGCCGAGTGCTTCAAGGCGTCACTCGTCCTGTTCCTCGGCTCGTACATCTGGTGGCACAACGTGGCGGGGTCCGTCGTGCTCGGGGGCATCCCGTTCGCGTTCGGTGTCTTCGGCTGGTTCGAGGGAGGGTGGCGACGGTGACCGCGGCGGGTGGCAAGTCCATCACGGACGTGATCGAGTCCGGCACGCTGCTGGGGTTCGTCTCGATGATGTGGGAGACGCTAGCCCGCACGCTGGAGCGTGTGGACGCACTCGAGGTCCGGGTGGCCGAGCTTGAGGCCGGAGGTGACGCACAGTGACGCTTATTGGCTGCGCGACTGCCCACAGCCAATTGAGTGGGGGGGCCTACGTAGCGTGCAGGCACGCGCCCCCGCGCCCGCGCGCGCGAGACACGGAGGGTAGCCGGTGAGGTGGAGGTCTGCCAGGGTCGCCAGGGCCCGCGCGGCGCGGCGCAGAGCGCGCTCGACGTGGCAGCGGAGCGTCCGCTTCCACCAGGCCAGGTATGAGGCGGCCACCGGGCCAGAGGACCGGGTGGCGGCTGCGTTCGACTGGTTCCGGTCGTTCGCTGGCAGCGGGCAGGCCGCCGGCGAGGCGGCTCAGTCTCTCGCCGCGATGGCCGTGGCCCTCTGGGATGTCGGCGGCCCGTGGAGCGAGACGGCGGAGGCCCGGCTGGAGCGCCACCAGGCCAGGTACCAGGGCGCCACGGGGGACGCTGAGAGGCTGCGGGTGGCGTTCTCCTGGTACCGCGCCGAGGTGTGCGCCCTGCGCCACATGTTCGATGAGTACGGGCCAGACTTTCAGCGGACACTCGCGTCGGAGTGGAACGCCACCGCTGACTACCTAGCCGGGCAGGCTTCCCAGCTCGCCCGGTCGGCCGCGCCCAGCCGGGCTGCGTAGGACGGAGACGACACAGATGGGCAGGATTGGGGACCGCCGCGAACGGTCGCGCCAGCAGCGGCAGGCACGCGCCGCCGGGCGCGAGGCCAAGCGTGCGCCGAAGCGGGAGACGGGCAGGGTTCGGGAGTGGCGCCAGAAGTTGCGCCAGCGGCGCGGCGAGCACAGCGCGGCGAAGACTGCCGAGCGCATGGCGAGGGAGGCCGCGGACGACCCCGGCGGCGACTTCTGGATACACGCCGGCGCGGTGTCGGCGGTCCTGTTCGTCGCCGCTGTCGCGTTCGTCATCTCGTTCGTCCACATTCAGCACCTCGCGTTCACCCACGGGCAGGACTGGCTGGCCTCCAATCTCCAGCCGCTCAGCATTGACCTGACGATCGTCGCGGCGTCGCTCACGATGCTCCGTGCGGTGCGCCGGGGCCTGTCGGTGCCGTGGCTGGCCCGTACCATGCTGGTGCTGGGTGTGGGCGCCACACTGGCCTGCAACGTGGCCTACGGCATCCCGTTCGGCCCAGTGGGGGAACTCATCTCGGCGTGGCCCGCCGTGGCGTTCATCGGCTCTGCGGAGATGCTCATCGGGATGGCCCGCAGGACCGCCCGGGGGAAGGCCCAGCAGCCGGTCGCGCCGCCCTCGTTCACGACCGTCACCGAGGCCGCGAGAGTTGCCTACGAGCGTTCGGTGGCGGGCGGAAACCCGTTCACGGCCAACGCCCTGGCGACAAGGTTCGGCATCCCCCGGCCGGACGCGACGAGAGTTGTCGAGTCCGTGAACGTGGCGGCCAACGGGCACGCGCCCAGCGCCCCGGCGGGGTGAGTGGGGCACGCAAGATTCGTCCCCTTAAACTGTCGCACTGAACTTGACAGTATAGGGGGAGTGGGAGCAGAATGGACCCTGTAAGCAAGACGGCCCGGACAGCGGGATAGCGCCCCGCTGCCGGACCTGGGAACCCGCCCGACTAGGAGGCAAGGAACCGTGAGCACGACAGTACAGGACCCCCAGGCAGAGGCCACCGACAGCCGCGAGGCGCAGATGCGCCGCGCACTGGACGCCGCCCTGGAGGGCTGCCCGCGCGCCCCGCAGGCCGGCGCCGATCTGCGGCTGATCGTGGGCGGCTACCCGATGACCCGCGACTACGACTACGACGGCGAAGTGGAGGGCGACACCGAACTGTAGGCTCCACCCACAGAAGGCCCCGGCAATGGCCCGCACGCTGCCGGGGCCTTCACCGCTGCCGGGGAAGGGTAACGCGAACCCTTCGCGCAACCCTCGCGTAACGCTCGTGAGAGTCTCACGAGCGGCTCACCTGCAACCGAGGTCGGGGGCGAGCTGGCCGAGCGTCGCGTGGAGGCGCTGGTCGAACGCCCGCGAGGGATTCTTCACCGGGTCGCCCGCCGGCGGCTTGAGCGCTGTCAGGCTGCGCAGGGTGGCGCATATCTTCCGCTCGATCACCTCGCCCTGGCGGATCTGGGCGGCCTGCTCGCGGGCCTGCGCCGCCTGGGAGGACTGCACCTCGTGGCGGGTGGCCACCAGGTTGCCCCCGCCCACGATCAGCACCAGCAGCAGCAGGATGGCTTGCGCCCGCTTGGCGGTGAGCCACTTCATGTCGGTCCTCTCAGGTGTAGTTGAGCCGCGCCTTGATGCGCTCCTGCTCGGCGCGGATCGCATCGACGGTCCCGGCGGTGGCGTTCACGGCGTCACGCAGCGAGGTCCCGTGGTTGGGCTGCACCTCGGCGCTGATGGACCGCACGAGTTCCTCCACGCTGCCCAGCCGGGCCATCACCCCGGGCGTCTGTGCCCGGCCGTCCCGCGCGGGCTCGCCGCGCCAGTCGTCGAGGAAGTGCCCGAGCGCCCGCAGGATCCGCCACGCCCACCGGGTGGACCATGCCAGGCATCCCGCCACGGCGGCCAGCAGCGCCACCAGCGCGGCGATCCATCCTGGGTCCACAACACACCTCGCTCTCGCTGCGGGGGGGCCGGCATGGTCAGGGCGGCTAGGTTCCGTTCGCCCAGTTGGCGGGGTCGTTGATGCGGGCCTGCTCCTCGGCGCCGGCCGCGTAGTCGGCGGGCGTGTAGGCGGCGACCCCGGCGGTGTACTCGCGGATGTTGAGCGCCCCGTACATCTCGAACAGGCCGCGGACGGTCGCGGTGTTCACCTGGTCGCCCTCGGCGGTCGGGTCGCTGATCTGGAGGAACTGGTGGGTGCCCTGGTTGTCGGTGTACCCGGCGACATAGGCGCGGTAGGTGGTGCCGGGGTCCCTGACCGCCCGCGACGGCATCCCCCAGATGGGGTCGGCCGTGTCGTTGCCCGTGGCCGTGGTGAAGGCGTCTATCTGGGCGTCGGTGGGTGGCGTGGTAGCCATTGGTCAGCCTCCTAGCTTCTCGAACAGGGCGCCCTGGCAGGTGACGGTGGGCGAGCCGGTGGTGGCGTTCCACGAGAACCCCAGCCCGAACGTGTTGGACCCGGTGGTGTCGATGGCGTTGCCGGTGGTGGCCCGTACCGCGAAGTTGGTGGTGGTGCCCGACGAGTTCTGGCTGGCGAACGCCTCGTGGACGAGCTCGAACGTGCCCGATGAGCCCACGGTCTGGATGACGATGAGGCCGGTCCAGCGCCAGACGATCGACTGACTGGTGGCGAACGAGCCGCTGGCCAGGCCCGCCGTGCTCACACTGGAGTTGTTGAGCGCCAGCGACCAGTTGCCCTGCTGCGCGGTCGAGCCCCAGGCGCCGGTCCCCCACGCGGTCACCCGGTAGGCGGTGCCGACCTGCGGGTCGTTGGCGGGGATGGAGAAGTACGGGCTCAACTGGGTGAACGAGTTCGCCGTGACGGTGTGGCTGCTGGTGTCGGTGTCGGTGTAGTCCTCTGACAGGACGGCGGCGCTGACACGCTGGCCGGCGAGCACGAGCGGCATGTGGTCCTCCTAGGCCAGGGCCAGGTAGCAGGGTGCGAACAGGCTGATGGCCTCGCCCGCGGTGTGGGCCTTGACGACGCCGTTGACGCTGCGGGTGATGGTGAAGGTCTGGGTGCCGGACGTGCCGCTGATGGCCGTGACGGTGATCCGCTCGCCGCCCATGATGATGTCGAACGGCAGGTCGCCGGCGGTGGTGGTCCACAGCGGGAACCCGGAGGTGGTGTCGGCGCCCATGCTGGTCGCGCCGCTGGTGATGCTGGCGTGCAGGCTTGAGCCGTCGGTGTCGGCGCGGCAGTCGGCCAGCGCGCCGGTCCCGGCCACCAGCGTCTCGTAGGGGCTCTCGGGCTCGGTCTGGCAGGCGATGGTGTAGATGTAGCCGCCGAGCGTCTCGGTGAGCCCCCAGGCGACGGCGCCGATGGCGTCGGCAGACAGCCACGCGGGCGGGGAGGTGACCTGGAGGTAGTCGCCCAGGTCGAGGTCTTGCAGGGCGGCAGAGAGGGCGGAGAGCGCGGAGCGGGCCAGGTCCACCGGGATGGACGGGTAGCGAAGCTCGGGCACGGTGCCGAGGTGGACGATCCACCCGGCCTGGTCGGGAAGCTGCCAGTCGTTCCACACGTTGACGGTGCGGGCGTCCTGGTAGGACCCGACACCGAGCGGGGGCGCGGCGGTGGACAGCGCCGCGCTGGCGGCGAACTGCGCCCCGGTGGCGACGGCCTCGTAGCTCGAGCCGGTGTAGGTGGACGAGCCGCGCGTGACCGTCTCGTCGTTGAGGGTGAGCATGTCGTCGTCTGTCGGCTGCATCGCCATCCCGCCGCCGCCGCCGAGGTGGGCGGCGGTGTAGGACAGCGAGACGGGCCGGGTCCCGGCGGTGGCGAGGCCCTGGTTGCACATCGACCCGGACGAGCGGTAGCCGAGCGCGAGGGCCTCGCGGGGCTCGTAGATCATGCCGTGGTCGGCGGCCTCGCACTCTTGCAGCAGGTTCATGAACGTGTCGATGCCCTGCGCGCCCATGACGACGGTCGTGGCCGGGTAGCCCTTGAGGCGGGAGGCGAACCCTTCCTCGGCGCACAGCCGGGCGAACCTGATCCCGGCGGCCTCGGACGCCCAGGCGTTGAGTGGGCCGATGAGCGAGTCAGCGGAGCCGGTGTCCATGTTGGCGTAGGACGACTGGATGGCTATCTGGCCGATGGCGCTCTGCACGTTGGCCGAGGTGGGGGCGGCGATGAACGAGGTGGCCACCCCGATCGACCCGGAGAACGTGTCGGTGAACCCGGCCTGGCTGGTGGCGCCGGCGTCGAGGGTGTTGATGTGGGCGGTGATGGTGCCACCGGAGGCGGTCAGCGCCATCTCGCACAGGCAGGGGATGCCGTTCTGGGCGAAGGCGACGCTGCCGGTGTCGGCGAGCACGGCGCCGCTGCTGCTGTAGGCGATGAGCTGGAGGGCGCCCGCCGAGTGGTACACCAGGTCAAGCTGCGAGCAGGTGCCGCGGGTGTGCAGGCGGGCGAGGATGGCCGCGTCGGTCTCGCCGCCGGAGGGGATGGACAGCAGGAACCGGGCGACGTTGGCGGCGCCGCTGGCCGGGCTGGCGTAGGCCGGTATCGCCCCGCGCCAGGTGCCCTTGTTCGGCACGGGGAGGGCGTCGGAGCACAGGAAGTCGGTGTTGCTGGCGAACGAGGTCTGCTTGCCGCCCAGGTTCATGGGCTTGCCGTTGGCCAGCCCGGAGGCTATCTGTGTGGGTGTCGCGGACACCGAGCTGGTGGTGGTGCCGGTGGGGCCGTTGCCGTCCTCGCACGGCCAGTAGGCGACCGGCGCGTAGATGCCGGTGACGCGCTGCCACGCCCGGGTCATCGCCGAGGAGACCGGGGCGTTTTTCTGCTGGAGGCGCCGCAGCAGCCCGTTGGCCTGGAAGTCGATGTAGACGTCTTTGCCGGACGGGTCCCACCGGGGCGGCCACTGCCCGGCCTCGCCGTGGAAGCGGAACTTGCGGTTGCTCAGCGCGGCGGTGCCGTTGAGGGTCCAGGTGTTGGACTGGGCATCGGTGAAGCTGCCAGCCCCGGGCGTCTGGGACGAGAACACCGGGTCGGCGACCAGTGTCCCGCCGATAACGCTGCGGATCTGCGCCTCGTAAATCTTGCCGTTGACGCCGTTGAATGCGTTCGGTGCGAACGCCTTGCCGCCCGTGGCGCCGAACGTGCCGATGGTGCCGGTGAGCCCGGAGAAGTACGTCGACAGGCCGCCCACCTTGACCGAGCCGGTGCCGGCGAACAGGGTGCCCGCGCCGAACGTCAGGCCCGGCCCTAGCTGGGTGTAGGTGCCGCCGATGCTGGTTGCCCAGGAGAAGGACACAACCCCGGTGGAGTGGGCGAACGTGGCCTTGAGCGACACCCGGCCGCCAGGCCACGGCAGAGGCACCGTGGAGTTGATCTCGTGGATAGCCGTGCCATCGGTGGAGTACCAGAACGCCAGCGTGCCGTCCGCGTTGAGCAGGAACGCCCACGAGAAGTTCCCCGCCGAGTTCGACCACTTGGACACCAGGTGGGTTGCGGTCCAGTTGGTGAGGTTGAGGTCGATGCGGACGTCGAGGTCCCCGGCGACATTGAGCGACGAACTGGACGGCGCCGAGACATTGGAGGCGTTGTCGTCCTCCAGCCGCAGGTAGGTGCCGCCCTCGGGGACGTGGACCCGGAACGGGGTGTTGCGCCCCAGGTTGGGGTAGTAGGCCCCGGCCGGGTTGTGGGTGGAGAACCGGTTGTCGCGGTTGTTGAGCTGCCCCGCGAACGCTGAGGCTACGGCCGTCGCCGTCTCGTTTGGGCGGCCCCGGGTGATGACCGGCTTGACCCGCTCGGCGTAGACGTAGGGCGTGACCGGCTGCCAGGTCCCGGCGACGCTGAGGTCGGCCTGGAGGTCAAGGATCGTGTTCGGGAAGGCCATCGCTAGCTCGCCAGCGCCGTGGTGGGGCTGCCGCCGTAGCGGACCCGGATGTGGTTGCGCAGCAGCTCCCGCAGGAACTCCGCCACCTGCCCGTCGCCGTCCACCTGCAACACGATCTGCTGCGCCCCGCCGCCCCCGCCGCCGCCGCGCTGCCCGCCCATCATCTGCTCGGTCTGGCTGTTGTTGTAGACGTGGCTCCCGGCGGGCAGCTTGACCAGTTCCCGGCCGCGCTCGCCGACCATGACCATGCCCGACCGCACGCCGCCCGTGGCCGCGCCCACGATGCCGCCAGCGGCGAAGCCGAGGAAGCCGAGCACCTTGCCGGGGATGCCGCCCAGGGCGTTGTTCACGGCGCCCGCGATGCCGCCGAGGGCGTTCTCGATGTTGTGGACCAGGCCGACGATGTAGTTGTAGGCGGCCTTCACCGGGGCGGTCAGGATGTTCTCCACCCGCGACCACGCGCTGTGAACCGCGCTGACCGCCCGGCCGAACATCGACGTGATGGTGTGCCAGTGGCTTGTGATCCAGATGATGGCCGCGCCGATGGGGCCGGTGAGGATCGACAGGATTCCCCGCCAGTGGCCCCGGATGAAGCCCACGGCACTGGCGACCGCCTTGGTGATGGCCTGCCAGTGGCCCACTATCCAGTCGATCGCCAGCCCGATGGGGCCGGTGAGGATCGCCAGGACGAGCTTCCAGTGGGTCTTGATGAAGTTCACGGCACCCATCACCACGTTCTCCACCGCGTGGAAGACGGTCTTGGCCACGGACTCGATGGTCTTCCAGTGCTTGACGACCTCCACGACGGCGATGATCAGCGCGGCGATGGCGATGACGATGAGGCCGATGGGGTTGGCGTCGAGCAGCACGTTGAGCAGGCCCTGCGCGATGCTCCACAGCTTGATGCCCGCGACGACGGCGAGGATCAGCGGCACCAGCATCGGGAAGAACTTCACGATGGCCGTGAGGCCGTTCGCCAGGTCGGCCAGGGCGCCCGCCAGCCCGGAGGCGAGGACCGTGGCGAACTGGGTCACTAGCTGAATGACCTGCGGCAGCACCGGGACCAGCGCGCCCACGATGGCGTTGATGAGGGTGGCCAGCGGCTTGGCGAGCTTCTCCAGTGCGTTCTCGAGGATGCCGAAGACACCGGCGTTCTGCATCGTGGCGAACACCTGGGCCAGGGCCTTGCCGAGCAGGGCCAGCGAGGGGGCGATGCCCTTGATGAGGCTGGCCACGGCGTGCAGTGCCCCGCCCAGGCTGGTCATGACGGCGGCGGCGAACTCGCCGATGGCCTTGCCGATGACCAGCAGGGCCGGCTCCACGGCGGCGATGGCCTTGCCGAACGAGGCGAACACGGGGCCGAGGACCCCGGCGAGCGCGGAGGCGAGCTTGCCGACGACGGGCATGAGCCCGTTGAGGACCGAGGCCAGTCCCTTGAGCACCTGCGAGCTTGGGCCGATGGCCTTGGAGAACGCGGAGAACATGGTGCCGAGGTCGTGGCCGAGGCTGGACAGCAGGTGGGAGAACACGCTGATGGCGGGCTGGGCGGCCTTGAGCAGCGAGACGAACCCGGGCAGGATGCCCTTGACCAGGCCCTCCAGCCCGCGGACCATCGGGGCGATGGCGGGGCCGATGGCGGCGAACACCTGCTTGAGCTCTGGCCCCACGGACCTGGCGAACTGGCCGATGGACGCGAACGCCTGCTTGAGCGGGCCGATGAGCGGCGTGACGGCCTCGTGGATGACCTTGGACAGGCCGCCGAGCATGGAGTGGAACGAGTCGTAGAGCGGGCCCTTGGCCTGCTTGGTGCCGATCAGCAGGCCCGCGCCGAGAGCCGCCCCGGCGACCACGCCACCGATGGCCATGACCGCCGGGAGCGCGGCCAGCAGTGAGGCGATGCCGCCCATGATGGCGGTCCCCTTGGACGGCAGGACGAACGAGGCGAAGCGGGAGGCGAAGCTCTGCCCGGACTGCTGCCCGGCCTTGCCGCTGTCGGCCCTGGCCTTGTCGAGCCCCTCGCGGGTGCGGTTGACCGCCCGCACCGTGACCTCAACCAGGTTGGCCATCTTCGCCTCCCTCCGGCTTCGCCAGTTCCTCTATCCGCATCCGGCGCAAGATGCCGGCTTCCTCGGTCATGACCTGGCTGGGCAGTGCGTGGAACCGGTCGCACAAGCCCAGGACCATGGCGTTTTCCCTCAGTTCCCAGGGCTCGCGGATGACGCGGCCATCGGGAGTGACGCCTCCATGAGGGGTTTGGTCGCCGTAGAGTGCCCATTCCCGGAGGCTGCCGGCAAAGGGGGCGCCACGTCCCCCATCGCGCCCATCCACTGCTCGATCAGTTCGAGCACGAACGGGACCTCCTGGCTCATCACGCCGGCGAGGGTGGGCGGCACGGGCTGGCCGTCGTCGCCGTCCACGTTCCACGACACGAGCCGCCCGGCGAACGTGGAGAACAGGTTCTCCACGCCCTTGATGTCCTCGGCCGTGATGTCCGCGGTGTCCTTGGCCTTGAGGTCCGCGGCGGTCCCGGCCAGGGCGATGAGTTCGGTGAACTTGCGCACCGAGCACGCCCTGACCGCCATCTGGAGGCCGTGGAACTTGTGGCCTTCCTCCCAGTTCAGGGAGTAGATCGTCGCTTCCGGCTTGAATCCCACGGCTAACTCCAGGTGGGGACGGACCCGTCGGCGAGCACGCCGGGGGCCTGCCAGGTCAGCTCGCCGGACTGGGAGCGCGCCACCTGGTAGTCGGTGAACAGGACCCCGGTCAGGTTGAGGCTCTTGCCGTTGGTGGTGATGTTGACGGCCCGGTTGACGCTGGTGCTGGGCACCGTGGAGAACACGGCGTGCTCCTGGTTGGCCGAGGGGTTGAACACCCCGTTGAGCCCGCACGAGAAGTCGGCCAGCAGCAGCAGCCGCTCGATGGCGGACTTGTCGATGCCGGTCACGTCCTGCACCCCGCGCGGGGTGGCGAACTGGAGGTTGGTCACGTCGTTGCGGATGTCCCGCAGGGTGGTCGTCGCGTCGGACACCTGGAGGGTCGTCCAGGCGAGCCCGGTTACCTTGGCCACTGTCAGCCCCTTTCCTTGGCTGCCTGGAACTGGTCCAGGGAGGTTGCGAAGTCGTCCACCCAGTCGTCGGGACGGGTGAACTCGTAGCGGTCGCCGAGCGGGTTGCCCCGCCAGTCGCCGCCCCGCCTGCGGTAGCGCTCGTCAGCCGCAGGCAGCTTGTGGGAGCCGAAGCAGTCCTGGCCCGGGTAGAAGGTGAAGCGGGTCAGCCCGGCGTCTGTGCGGCTCTCAGCGAAGCGCCGGCCGGAACCCTGGCGGATGTAGAGGGCCTGGCCCGCGCCGAGGTCTGTGGTCTCGTCGATGTCGGACGCCCAGCCCTGCTGCCAGAACTCGCACTCCACCTCGGCGCACGCCGCCGCCCGCTGCGGGGCGACGATCTGGTAGGTCTTCATCGCTTCCACGGGGACCGCGGGCTCGGCCCTCATCAGGCCGTCCGCGCCCTGGATCAGGCCGGCCATCAGAACGCCACCGCGACCGGGTTGACCGCGATCATGACCGCGAACACAAGCGAGGTGAACCCGCCGGTTGTGACGGTGGTGACCTTGAGGAACTCGTTCACCGTGCCCGCTGCGACGGCCCGCTGGGCGCCGGGTGCGGCGGTGGTCTGCGTGAAGGTGATCAGGTCGGTGTAGGAGCCGCCGGAGGTGGTGGCGTGCTGGACCTTGACCGTGGCGTCGGTGCCGGTGAAGGCGAACACCTGGAGGTAGGCTTGCGCGCCGTTGGCCCCGGCGGCGGTGTTGTCGAACGCGCTGCCCGCCGTGGCGGAGGTGTCGGTGCGCTTGCCGCCGGTCAGCATGACGCCCCATTCCAGGCCGAACCCGTCGCCCTGGCCGTCCACGCCGAAGGTGAGCATCCCGTCCGCGGCCCGGGTGCCGTCGTAGTTGATCTGCCTGGACACGCACGCCGCGGCGGGGTTGCCCACGGTGGCGCCCCGGTAGTAGGTGCTGATGACGTCGGTGGTGAGCAGTTGCGACAGCAGGGCGTGCGACGCGGCTGCGGCCGGGTCCATGTACGAGACCCACTGGATTCCGCCGTCGCGCAGGCCGCCGAGCCGCCCGAACCCGGACTGGGTTATGTCGGTGGCGTCGAGCGCGGCCGGGCCGCCGTGGATGCTGGACAGGCTCGCGGTGTCGCCGCCGAGGTCGTAGCCGCCCGAGTAGAAGTTGTCGCCCAGGCCGGTTGTCTTGGCCATGTCACTCTCCCGTTGTCATCTGGGTGAAGGCGTCGTTGATGACCACCGGGAGCGTGATCGTGAACGCCCGGTAGACGGTGTTCGCCAGCGTGAGGTAGCCCGCCTGGGCGGAGAGCGCCTCGCCTTCCATGCCGAGCAGGTCGATGGCGCGGGCGGTGCCGCCGAGGTCGAGGTCCCCGGTCCACTCGTCCAGCAGCACGGCGG